AGATAAACAAAAAACAACATTTAACGTTATTATAGTATGAAAGTCAAAGTTACGATTCCAACATCATTAAAAGATATTAAATTATCACAATATCAAAGGTTTGTAAAAGCTGTAAAAGATAGTGAAGATGAAGTATTTATTGGTAAACAAATCGTTAGTATCTTCTGCAACATACCAGAACACTTGGTTGATAAAGTAGAGCGCAAAACGTATAATAAAATTGTAAACGATGTTTCACAAGTCTTACAACAAGATTCACAAGTGATTACAAAGTTTAAATTAGATGGAAAGTTTTATGGTTTGATTCCAAGCATTGATTCAATGACAGTTGGGGAACAAGCAGATTTGGATGCATTGTATAATGACTATGAAAAGCGTGATAAAGTGATGGCAATTTTATATAGACCAATTACGGTGCAAAGCAGAGGTAAATATTTAATTGCTGAATATACTGGAAATGAAGAACCGTTGGATGTAACAATGGATATTGTAAAGGGTGCAGATGTTTTTTTTTGCAACATACTGAACGATTGCATAAGTTATATCCAGAACTGTATCGAGAAGGAAGTAATGCAAACCAAGAAGTTGCAAATTTTGGAAAAAAGTGGAGTTGGTACAGTTCAATTTATGGAATCGCTAAAGGAAACATTTTCAATTTTGAAGCAGCAACTAAATTACCATTAAACACAGCGTTGATGTATTTAAGTTTTGAAGCAGACAAGAACAGAATGGAAAGTAATTTAATTAAAAAGAAGTGATAACAGCATTGCAAAAAATCGCGATTGTTCAAAGTTACATATACCACCGTAAAGGTGTAAATATAAAAATACAAGTACCAAGTAATTTTAAACAAACCAGGTTGTTGAGCAAAGCATTTATAACAGCACAAACATATTTTAACAGATGAACACATATTACGAATTAATAAAACACATCAAAACAATATTTGAACAAGATGTTTTAGTAAATACGGTTACAACAGAGGACAATCCAGCAGTAATTGATAACTACAAAAAAAACATTTATCCATTAGTTCATATTGCTGTAACATCTGCACCGTTCCTGGACAAACTAAACTTGGCATATTCACGATTTGTTGTTGAGATTAATGTTCTTGATGTGCGTGATAATAACAAAGAAGAAGTGAATGATAAGTTTTGGAAAAACGACAATAGACACGACAATCTAAATACAACGTATGCAATATTAAAAAAGGCACGTGATAGGATGGTAAAAGATCGTTTAGGAACTGATATTACATTGGTAACAAGTGATGCAGCTATTCCGAACATTTACGCATTTAGCAACGTGTTGGATGGTTGGACACAAAACTGGACAATGGATGTACCAGATGAATTGACAAATGTTTGTGAATCGTTTTAAAAATAATTAATGTTAAACAAATTACAAACGCAACGAGCATTACAAGATTTTGTAAATGAGGTTGTAAAAAACAGTAAAGCAGAGTTACAATCCAAAGGTAAAAAGGCAAGTGGCGATTTAATACGAAGCATAAAGGGTGATGTTAAGGCATATCCAAACAGTATTGAAACAACCATAAGTGCAGAAGATTATTGGGAATACGTTGATAAAGGTGTTAGTGGTGTTAAAAAGAAATATCAAACACCGTTTAAATACACTAATAAGAAACCACCAGTAAATGTTTTACAAACGTGGGTTAAACGTAAGACTGGAAAGTTTCTTGGGCGTGATAGAAAAAAGATTGCATTTGCAGTTCAAAATAAAATATTTAATTATGGTATTGAACCAACGTTATTTTTTACAAGCAATTTTGAAAAAGCATTTGAAAGTTTGCCACCAGAATTGGTTGAAGCTTATGCATTAGATATTGAAGATTTTATTGAATTTACATTAAAAAAATAAATTATGAGTACATACAGTTCGATGACAATTACCTTTACTAATGATTGGGCAGTTGATGATACGTTAAAAATACAGTATGATAATAATGGCACAATTAGTTCAGAAGAATGGATTTGGGTTTTATCACGTTCAGCAGCTTATGAAGTTAGTTCACCATTAGTACCAACAACAGTAAATAATTTTGAAACTGCATTTGATTTAGACAATCCAACTGGTTATGTTACAACGGTGCAAAATGTAAATGAATTACTGATTGAATCAGAAACACTTGGTGAAGATTTTATTGGTTTAACATTAGGTTCTGCAAATTTCGGTACTGCAACGGTGGTTTTTAACAATTACGTGATACCACCAACACCAGCAACACTTGATTATGCTTTAACACGTTCACCACATTATGTAAACATTCCTTTTAATTTTGATACAACTTTAAGTGCAACAATAAATACTTTTGTTTGGGATGGTGATTTAGGCACACCACCTGGAACTGCAACATATAGTTTAACCAAAATTAGACCAACAACAGATTATGCAGAATTTAATGTTGATTTGTCAAAAATAGTGCGTGAACAATTTGATGTTAAGCCAGTTTTAAATTTAACATCATCATCACAAATTGTTGATAGTACAGCAGACAGCGTAAAGTTTTTAAAATACACAGCAAGTTATGATGATCCAAGTGTTACGATACCAGATATTCAAGGTGAGTTTGCAGCTTTAGATGGGTTTGGTTATATGCAAGAAGGTGTAAATCCAAGCGTACCATCTGATTATGTTTTAACAAGTTCATTGACACGCAAAGTTGATAGGACTGGATTTATATTATTTCCATTTGTAAATCAAACAACGATTACGCAAATTGATGTTGATTCTGATGGTGGACAAATAAATGATTCTTTAACGGTTACAAGTACAAATCAAAGTACAGATTTGGTGCAATATGTTTGTGTTGATGTATCAAGTGCAACAACCGATGATTACATTACAATCACGACAACACCAGCATCAAGTAGTTGGGTTTATCAAATAGTTGATGAATGCAGATTTGAACCAATCCAAGTGGTATTTAAGAACAAGTACGGTGTGTTTGATACCGTAACAATGTTTAAGAAAAGAACGGACAAATTAAGCGTTACAAATGAAGAATTTAAAAACAATTACATATCCAATGGTTCTTATGATATAACAAATCATCAGATGCAAAAGATTAATATTGTTGGCAAGGAATCAATAAGTTTAAATAGTGGTTACATTAATGAAGCCGAAAATGAATTGTATAAAGAAATGTTATTATCTGATATTGTTTTCTTTTATGAAAATGCATCATTTGTTCCAGTAAACGTTGCAAGTAAACAGATAAGTTTTAAAACAAGAGTTAATGACAAATTAACATTATACACGATTGATTTTGATTATGCATTTAACACAATTAATAATATTTAATGGCAGTTGATATTTACATAAACGGTGAGCGTTTAGACACGTTTGGAAAGGATGAAAACATTACGGTTACAACAGCAGTCCAGGATGTAAAAGATATTTCAAAAATACGAGGGGATTTTTCACAATCGTTTACAGTTCCAGCATCTAAACGCAACAACCGTTTATTTAAACATTACTACAATGCAGATATAAATAATGGTTTTGATGCAAGGGTTCGTCAAACTGCAACCATTGATGTTGATACATTAGATTTTAAACGTGGTAAAATTGAACTTGTTGATGTAGGTATAAAAGAAAATCAAATACAGTATTACAAGATTGTATTTTATGGAAACACCGTTAAAGTTAAAGATTTAATTGGTGAAGATAAAATGGTTGAATTAGATTGGTTGGATAATTTTAATCACGATTACACAAGTGCTAATGTTTTAACTGGTTTAACTAATGGTTTAGATTTTACGGTTGATGGAATTACTTATGCTGATGCTGTTATTTATCCTTTGATTAGTTATAGAAGGCAATATTTATATAATTCAGATAGTGGTGATACAACCAACACAGATAAACTTGTAAACATTCGTTTTCACAATGGGCAACAACAGCACGGTGTAGAATTTGGTGAATTAAGACCAGCAATAAAAGTTAGTTTAATAATCAAAGCAATCACGGAAAAGTACGGTTTAAATTTTACTGGTAATTTCTTTGAATCAACCAACTTTACGGAATTATATGTAAACGTAAACAACCGTAAAGATGATTTGAGTAATGGTTTGTTGGTTTATGAAAACGTAAGTGGAACACAAGCATCAATAAGTAATGTAAATGATCGTTATGTTTATCAAACAACAATAACACCAAAAGCTGGATTTGAAGATACACCATACAAAGTTAGATTGACTGTAAATGGTGTTGTAAGATTGGAAACGGAATTAGCAGCGTGGGGAACAAAAACATTTGTTGGATCACGTAAGTTTTTCACAAATGATTATGAGGCAAAAGCTGAAATGATTACACAAAGTGATTTTGATTTTGATGCAACAACACAACTAAACTACACATACAATTCAAGTGGTAATACATTGGTTTTTTCAAATTCTTACACAAACCAAAGTATTAATTTAGATACTATAATAAAAACACTTTTTAAAGATGTTACGGTTTATAATTTTCTTACATCAATACTAAAAATGTTTAACCTGGTTGTTGTTCCAGATGGTGATGATTTATTTGTTGATGATTTACAAAACTGGTACACAACTGGAAAGGTTTATGATATTAGTCAATATGTTGATACTACACAAAACAAAGTAAGTCGTGGTAAAATATTAAATCAGATTGATTTTAAATTTAAGGAAAGTAAACAAGTTCTTGCAGATTTTTATTATCAGCAGAACAATATTTATTACGGTAATTTAGAAGAAAAACTTTACACCGATGAAACGCAAACGGAATTGTTAAGTGGTGAAAAATTAGATGTTGAAACAATATTTGAACAACCAATATTTGAAAGGTTGATTGACTTGAATACAAACGCACAAACCACAATACAATATGGTTTAATAGCTGATGAAGAAATAAACAGTTATGTTAGTGAACCGTTTTTAATGTATGCACAAAACGTAAGTGTTTCATCAAATCCAATTGGTTATGGAAATGGCACATACCAAGAAATAAACACATCAGTATTTATGCCATCACACAGTATTGAAATAGATACTGAAAGTTTTAATATTAATTTTAACGCTGTATCAAACGAATACACAGCACAAGTTTTTGATGAAACGATTTACAACACTTATTGGAGTGATTACATTACGGATATATTCTCAATTAAAAGACGTGTTTACAATTATACAGCGATTTTGCCAAATTTTCTGTTAAGCGTTTTAAAAGCAAACGACAGATTGGTTATTAATGGGCAAAGGTTTTTAATCAATACTATAAAAAGTAATATTGTAAATCGTAAAGACACGCTGGAGTTGATAAACGATATTTACACAGCACCGTTGGCATCAGATACATTAAACAGTTCATTGTGGACACCAGACTTTGTAACATTGGGTGGTGGTGCAAACACAGCTGATGCAAATTACATTGGTTTACCAACTGCAACACTTTCATTGGTTGATACTGGTGATGGCATAAGTTGGATTACAATAACTGGAACGGTAACAAGTACAATTAACACAATCACATTTACGGTTGATGAAAATAATACTGGAAGTTCACGTTCTGCACAAATAAAAGCAACCGATGGAATTAATGATCCATTACTAACAATTATACAAAATGTTTAATTTAATAATACAATGCTTGGATGTTGATGATATGATTGGTGTATCACCAAACATCGATATTGCAAAAGGAGTAAATAAAGCACCAGGAACGTTTAAAGAAGCGTGGAAACAATACAAAAGGAATAAGGTATGGCACAAGAATTAATTATAAAACTTATTGTTGAAGATAATCAAGTTGAACAAGCTGTTTTAGAAATTGAAAAATTAGGTGGTTCAATTAAAAAAGTAAATGATACAACACTTGAAACTGGGAAAACATTAGGTGATACAATGGATTCTGCTGGACAAGCAACAAAGAATTTAAAAGATGGTGTTGAAGGTGCAGCAAGACAAGTTAGGGTTTTAGGAAAGGCAGCAAAAACAAGTGGGAAGGCAATGCGTTCTGCACTTATAGCAACTGGAATTGGTGCATTGGTTGTTGCAGTTGGATTGTTGGTTGATAATTGGGAAGCAATAGGCGAAGCAATTGGTTTAATAAATAAGGATTTTGAAAAACAAAATCAATTATTACAAGATAACACCAAAATTGTAAATTCTCGTTTATCATTGTTAAATAAAGAAATAAAATTTAATAAATTACGTGATAAAAGCAATGAAGAAAATTTAAAATATCAAAAAGATTTATTATTAGAAAAGAAAAAATTACTTGCTGAAAATATTCTTTTATTAGAAACACAACTTGCCACAGCAAAATCACAAGCAACAGAATTATCATTATGGCAAAAGTTTTTAGGTAGAACAAAAGCAAAAGGTGATGTAGGTATAATTGATGAAGATGAAAAAGAAAATATTGATGCACTTACTTTACAATTGAATAAATTAAAAGAAGCTGCAATTGATGTTGAATCAATTTTAAATCCACCACCAGAAAATACACCACCAGATAAACAAAAACGAGATACAGTTACAGCAATTGGTTTTGGTGGTGAAACTGGTATTGCTGATCCATACAACGAACAAAAAGAAAAAGATGCCAAACGTTTAACTGCTTTACGTGAAGGTACAGAAGAATTTGCAGTTGCAGAAAATGAACGAATTGATATTGAAGTTCAAGGTTTAGTAAAAAGTGCAGAAATAGCCAACAAAAAAACAGAAATTGAAAAACAAGCATTAAAAGAACGTATTGCAGATGCAAAAGAAGAAGAAGATAGAAAAAAACAAATTAGATATAATGCTTTAAATAATTTAATAATGATTGCTGGTAGAGAAACCAAAGTTGGAAAAGCATTATTAATTGCAAAACAAGCATTATTGGCAAAGGAACTAATTATGGAAGCATCAAAAACAATTACATTTTCTGCACAATCAGCAGCCAGAAGCACCGTTGCAGTTGCAGAGGGTACAGCACAAACAGCAAAGGTTGGTTTTCCACAAAACATTCCGTTGTTAATTGGATATGCTGCACAAGCAGCTGGAATAATTAGTGCAATAATGGGTGCAACTAAAAAAGCAACACAAATTGGAACAAGTTTTGGTGGTGGTGGTGGATTTTCACCAGTATCAGTTGAAACACCATCATTTAATGTTGTTGGAACTGGTGGTGTAACACAAAGTCAATTTCAAGAATCATTACAAGCACAAGATACACCGATTCGTGCATACGTTGTTAGTGGTGATGTAACAAGCAGTCAAGAGTTTGAACGTAATGTTGAAAATTCATCAAGTATTGGATAAAAAAAAGGTGCATTATAAAAACACACCTTTTAAGCTATTAATCAACCATCCAATAAATGATTAATGCAAATATAAACTTTTTTTGCAATCTTTTTATACACTATTTACAAAATTACGTTATTATTATATGAAAGTTTACGAAGCAGTATATTCAGATGAATTATTACAAGGTGTTTATGGCATCAGTTTAGTTGAGAATCCAGCAATGGAAGATGAATGGATCGCATTGTCAGAACAACCAAAAGAAGTTCATTTTGCAGCAGTTGATGATAAAAAGAAATTATTGTTGGGTGCTGTTTTAATACCAAATAAAAAGATTTACCGAAATATTGATGGACACGAATTTTATATGACGTTCACAGAAGAAACGATTGGTAAATTAGCACACGATTTTATAAAGGATGGTTTTCAAAATTCATCAAGTGCAGAACACGAAGTTAAATTATCAGATGTATCATTTGTTGAAAGTTGGCAAGTGGAAGATTCTAAAGTTGATAAATCAGCGTTGTATGGTAAAGAGTACGAACCAGGAACGTGGGTCACAATGGCAAAGGTATCTGATGAACTTTACGAACAAGCAACAAACGGAACTTTTAAAGGTTTTAGTATTGATGCAATGTTAGGATTGGAAGAAATCAAATTAAATTCAAATATAAATATGACTAAGCAAGATTTGTTAGATGCTTTTAAAACTGTATTTGCAGATGCAAAAGTGGTTGAGGAAGTTAAGGAAACTGATGTTGTTCTTGATGAACATTACGATGAAACCGAAGAAGAAAAGGTTGAAGAAGAAATGGAAGAAGAAGAAGTATCAGAAATTGATGCATTTAAAGATGCATTGACAAATGCATTTACAGAAGTTATGGCGAAATTTAGTGCAGAATTTGATGGAAAGTTAGATACTTTAAAAGCTGAATTTAACAATCAACTTGAAACAAAAGAAGTTGAGGTTGAAACGAAAACAGCAGAAGTTGAAGAACTGAAAGTTGAATTAGAAAAGCAGCCAGAGGTTGAAGCAATAAAAGCTAAACCAGAAGCAGCACCAAAGGAAAAAGTACAATTAAATAAATTAAAAACAACAAAAAGTCGAGTGTTTCAGAGTTTATCTGAAAACATTTGGAACTAAACAAATTTCAAGAAATGGAAAAAAAGATTCAATTGGCTACAACTGAAACTGTATCTTCAAATTATGCTGGTGAAGCAGCAGAAAGATTCTTTTCAGCAGTATTAACAACACCAACAACCGTTGCCAACGGTGGAGTTGAAGTGGTGGATGGCATCCAGTTTAAATGGAACTTGCCAAGATTAAACCTATCTGGTATCATTGCAGATGCAACGTGTGATTTTACACCAGCTGGAACAATTACACGTAATGAGCGTGTTTTAGAAGTAGAAGCATTTGAAGTTAATTTGCAGTTATGTAAAGAAACTTACAGACCAACATTTGATAAAATGGGTGGTGATCGTTTTGGTGGTTTAGCACCAACATTTGCAGACCATTTAATTGGTTTGGCTGCTGCTAATGTAGCACAATCACGTGAAAACACTATCTGGAAAGGAAATTACGGTGGTGCGCAATTAGGTGAGTTTGATGGTATTCAAACTATCTTTACAAACGAACCGTTACAACCAACTGGTTATGAAATCGCTGGTACAACTGTAACAGCTGCAAATGTAGTTGCACAATTACAATTGGTATTGGATGCTGCAAGTTCAGCGTTATATTCTTCTGATGGTTTTGCAATCAGAATTGGAACAAACATTATGAAGCATTACATTGCTGCACAAGCAGCTTTAGGTTACCTGGACAGATACAATGTTGGATCAACTGAATTAAACTTTCAAGGTGTTCCATTAATTCATTGTGCTGGTATGAGTGATGATGTTATGGTTGCAACTTACGCTAACAACCTTTATTACGGAATTGGTAGTGCTGCAAACGCACAACAAGTTCTTGCATTAGACCAAACACAGATTGATGGTTCGGACAATGTAAACGTTGTAATGAAGTGGGCTGATGGTGCGCAAGTAGCAAATCCAGAAGATGTAATTACTTACGGTATCACAAACGCTGGTAATTAAGAATAATAATTAACTTATTGAAAAAGGTGGTGCGTTACAAAATCACCACCTTTTTTATTTAAAAACATATAACGAATGGCGTGTTTATTAACAAGTGGAAGAACCGAACCGTGCAAAGATGCAATTGGTGGTTTAAAGGCTATTTATTTTTATGATTTTTTAGAAGATGCGTTTACCGTTTCAAGTTCAGAAGCAACAGCAATGAATGCAAGTTTAACAACTGCATTCAAGTATGATTTACTTGCAGATGGAAACAACTTGGAAGAAGTGGGAACATCAGACCAAAATACTGGTACTTACACGGTGTTACAAACTGCAACATTTTCTTTAAAAAAACAAGATAAAGATACAGCAAACGAAATAAATCTATTATCAAAGGCAAGACCAGGTGCAGTTGTTCAAGATAGATTGGGGAATTATAAAGTTATTGGGTTAAGTGATGGATTGGTAATTAGTGGAACAGCAGCCAGTGGTGGCGAAAAAGCAAGTTTCAATGGTTATAACTTAACAGCGATTGCAACAGAAGCTGAATTTGCACCAACATTAGATAGTGCAACGGAAACAGCATTTTTGGCAATAGTAAGTGCAACGCAAATAAATCCGTAATTTCATTGTTTTAATTAGGAAAAAAGGACACATATTATTTATGTGTCTTTTTTTTTATACAAAAATCATACTTTTACGTTATTATAGTATGATAGTTTTAGAATCAAATTTCGTAACACAAAGAATTTATATTATCCCAAGATATTATGAGCAAACGATAAATAATGTAATTAAAATAACTAATGATGATAATAAAAAAACATCAACACCAGTTATTGCACAGCAATTAAGTGAAAATGGGTATAATATTTACAAATTTGAGATTCCAAATTTAACAGAAGGATTAGGATTTGATATTGTTGTTTATCGTTCTGCAAGTGATGATACAGTAATTTATCGTGGAAAGATGTTTGCAACAGCACAAGAAACGCAAAAATATAAGATTAATGAGCAATAATAAACACGGTGTTAGTTTAATACAGTTATCAAACTACGTTAAACCAGAAATAAAGGAATATCCAGGAAGAAAATGGGTGCTTTATGGTGAACAAAATTGGTTTTTTCAGTACATAATTGACAGATATAACGGATCACCAACGAATGAGGCAATCATAAACACTTATTGCGAACTTATTTATGGTAAAGGAATTGCAATTAATGGTGAAAACTTTGTTTATAATGGGTTAAATGAGATATTTAACAAGCGTGAACAAAAGAAATGTATTGCAGATTTCAAGATATTCGGACAATATGCAATGCAAATACTACGTGCAAAGGGTGGTGGCGTTGCTAAAATACTGCATATTCCAATAAACAAACTTGGAATGGAACGTGCTGATGAAAATGGTGATATAAACAACGTTTTTTATTGCGATGATTGGACAAATCCAAACAAGTTTAAACCAGAACCATATCCAATTTTTAAAGGTGATTTAACAGCACCGATAATGATTAAGATGGTGCAACCTTACAGACCAGGAAAGGTGTATTGGAGTGATCCAAATTATTTATCTGGTTTGCAGTATGCAGAAATGGAAGAAGAAATTTCCAACTATTGCATCAATCACATTAAAAGTGGTTTATCATTTGGTTACATAATCAACTTTAATAACGGTGGTGCATTATCACCAGAACAAAAGGATGAAATTGAACGAATGATACGTGAAAAGCTAACTGGTAGTTCAAACGCTGGTAAGTATATTTTATCATTTCAGGATGGCAAGGAAGCAGAGGTAACAGTTGTACCATTAGAAGTAAACGATGCACATAACCAATGGGAGTTTTTAACAAAGGAATCAAGACAGCAATTAATTACAGCACACGGTGTGTTTCCAAATCTGTTTGGAATAAATGATGGTGGTGGTTTTGCAAATAACGCTGATGAATTAAACGTGCAAAGTAAATTGTTGCAAGATTTACAAATATCACCGATGCAATCAATGTTTATTGATGAACTTGCTGGTGTTTTAGAATTGACAAATTTAGAAACTGATTTAGAGTTTATACCATTGCGTGAAACTTATTCAGCTGAAGAAACGGTTGTTGAAGAAACAGTAACGGATAACACAATTGATGAAGAAGAAGTTGTTGAAGATAATGTTGAATTATCACTTGCTGGTTTTGATCCAAATCAAAAAAGACAAGCAGATGGGCGTTGGGGTTCTGGTGGTGTTTCAAGTGATTGCAGTTTTGAAAATTGGTTTGGAAATAGTAAAGTAGTTGATAAAAATGGTGAACCATTAGAAGTTTATCACGGAAGCACACACGATTTTACAGAGTTTTCAAATGTTAGAGGGAACATTGAAAATGATATGGGTATTGGTTTTTATTTTAGTTCATCTTTGGATGATGTTGAAGCAAATTATGATGATAATTTAGGTGCTGATTTAAAAAATAGAATTGAAAGACTTGCTGAACGTTTGGAATCTGATTTAGATATAAGTTATGATGAAGCAGAAAAAAAAGCAACAAAAAAATTAAGTGGTGGTAAAACAAAAATTATTAAAGCGTTTATCTCAATGAATAAACCAATTATAATTGGTGGTAAAAATGATACCTTTTTAGATTATAATTTTGATGAAGAAAATGCAGAAGAAAATGGTTTGTTGGTTGATTTTTTTGAAAATTATCAATGGGCATCATCTGGATTTTATGATGTAGATGCAAATAAAGTTTTTGAGGGTATTGAATTTTATGATGGAATGTACGCATCTGATTTTGTAAAAGCAATAAAATCAAATGAAGCATTGGTGTATGCAACAGATGAATACGGTAATTCAGCATCAAATGAAATATTAAGAAAAACATTTGAATTAATGGGATTTGATGGTATCATTGATAATACTGTTTCACGTTTTAATATGGATGGTGTTTACGATGATACAAAACATATAATTGCATTTCAACCAAATCAGATTAAATCAGTCAATGCAAAATCCTGGTGCAAAGACAATAATAATATTAATTTATCAAATCACATACAAAAATTTATTTCTTTAGGTGAAAATATAAGTGATGATTGGCAAGTTATAGATGAAAGAAGATGCGATGAAATAACTTTAAAAGAAAATGATTTAAACACAGTTTTTGAATTTGCACAAACACCAAAGACAAGTAAAAAGAAAAGTAAACAAGATACATCATTATTTAAAATACGTTATCAGTATGCTGGAAATCCAAAAGGTGAAAGAGATTTTTGCAATAAGGTAATTAAAGCGAATAAAGTTTATCGTGAAGAAGATTTGAACGCTAATTATAACTATAATGAGGAGCTAAGTCCCTCAGGAACAGATAGTTACAACGTCTTTTATTTTAAAGGTGGTACGAATTGCAAACATTGGTGGAAACGTGTTATTTATTTAAAAAATAATAACAAAAAAATAAGCGTTAATGATGCACGTAAAATGATATTAAAATTAGAACCAGGTGCAGAACGTGATGCAGCACGATATGAAAAAAATGATAAAAAAGTTGCACAAATAGCAGAACAAGATAATAATTATTGGAGTTTAAAACCAAATTACCGTAATAGTGGGAAATTTGATATTCAAAAATTAGCAAATCAATTATTAAAATTAGCTGGTTTTGATCCATTCCAAAAACGTGGAAAAGATGGTAAATGGACAAAACAAGATTTAATAGAGTTTGATAAAAGATTTGAAGGATCATTAAATGGTAAACCAAAATGGCAAAATTGTTTATCAAGATACGCAGCAAGACCAACAATGTTAAATGAACCAGATAGATTAGGTTTTGGAAGTAATAAAGATTGTGTTAAATACGGACTATCACAATTAAAAAACTTTCAAGGTCAAAGTTTTAGGGGTATAAAAGTTAATGATTCTGTTTACAGCTCAATTGTTAAAGATGCAAAAAATGGAGTAATAACATTTAAAAATATATCATCATCTTCAAGAAAAAAAAGTGTTGCATTCAAATATGCAGATATATTTGGAAAAGGCAAAAATCGAATATTATTTGTATTAGATGGTTTAACTGGTAAAAATATTGCACCATACGTTAGAATAGGACAACAAAATGAACTTGAAGTTTTATTTGATGAAAATACTAATTGGGATGTTATAAAAATGGATAAAGATTATGATGGCATAATAGAATACACCAGAATATTTTTAAAAGAAAAAGAATAAATAAATGGCAACATATTTAATAACATCACAAGAGGTAAAAAGCAACACATCAATGGGTGGTAATGTTGATTCTGATAACATTATGCATTTAATTTTTGATGCTCAAATTATGGTATTGGAAAACATACTTGGAACAGCGTTGTATAATAGAATAGTTAATGATTTTGATTTAGGAAATTTAAGTGGAATATATTTACGAATTTTTGTAATTTATATTAAACCAGTATTATGGCATTCAACTTACGCTGCATATTTACGTGAAGCAAATGTACTTGCAAAGAACGGTGGAGTTTTTACAAACACACCAGAAGAAGCAACTGCAACACCGTTGGAAAATATCCAATATGTAGCAAAGAACGCACAAAGCAAAGCAGATGTTTACATTGAACGTTTAACACGTTTTTTATGTGATAATGATGTTCCAGAATACGATAACGCACAAGAAAATAATTATGACATTGATCCAAAAGATGACATTACAACAATAAGTGGTTGGTATCTTGGGCGTGGATATGGTAAATCACGTAAAACTGGTGCTGGTACAGCTTATGACGAATTATAAAAGGAAAAAACCTTTTAACGAGGTTAAGAATAAAGATTTAGAGATATTAAAAACACATTTAAAAAAAGTAAATGAGCTGCACGTTGATAAACGGAAGAACTAATCCTTGTAATACCATAAGTGGTATCAAGCGTGTGTATTTATTTAAGTACGTGCAATATCTTGATACACAAATTGTATGCATTCCTGGTAGTGAATTAATTTCATTTCCAACATCAAACATTTATGGTTATGAATGTGTCAATGCAACTTTTGATGAAACGATTACAAATGATGATAATGGTGTTTCTGTTAATCAATCATTATCGTTTACATTAAAAAAACAAGATGCAGCAAGTACAGAATTATTAAGTTCATTATTGGATTTTGATGTAAGATTTATTGTTGAATTAAATGATGGTAGATATAAAATTGGTGGGTTGTATAATGGTGCAACGGTTGATAATTTAACAACTGTTTCTGGTGGTGCAAAACAAGAATTAAACGGTTACAATATAACGATTAGTGCGAATGAAGAACACACAGCACCGTTTGTTGATGATTTGAATGATTTTTTATTAACACCTAAAACATACAATACTTATATTGGTGGTGTAGGATCAAGTGAGATAACATCTGCATCAGACTTGGCAGCTATGATGAATATAGGAATTAATAGTATACAAAATTTCACTATAAATGCTAATAATGATGTGGCTTGTTTGATAACATCTGAATACGATTTTATTGATAAATTTACACTTTTTACATCAGAATGCACTTATTTCTTTGACACAGAAGGTTATTTGGAAAATATGGTATCACAACAATTTTATAATATGCCTAACGGTATTTCTGCATTTCTATCGCCAACATTAGAAAGATTAAATTTCCAAGATTTTGATGCTAATTTTGGCGTATCTCCAAGCAATTATATTGAATATTGTGTATCTCCAAACGCTATATTTGACATTCCTACCTTAGATAGAAATGTTTTTAGAAGCAACTCTACAAACCTAAATATATACTTAAACAGTTTTAATGAAACATCAAACGGAGGTAATCCAGCTGTTGATTTAACTGCAAGAAGCTACGCATCTATAAACTATCAAACAAACACAAACATACCAAGTAAGGTTGCATCTATAACGGTTGATTCAAGCACAGCTACAACAATAGACATTTCTTGGACTGCTCCATCAAGTTCAAACAGTATAGATGGTTATTTTGTATTCCAAGACAATTCCTATGTTGGATTTACATCAACAGAATCATATACATTAACAAGTTCAGTTTCGGTGTACGTAAATATAATAACACTTGACAATCAAGGAAACACAAGTGGCATAAGTAATGCAATAAATATAACAACAAATTAAATAATTTAAAAAAAAAAGAAATGGGAACATTTATAAACAGACCAGAATTTGTAACAGAAGCATCAACGGTGGCAGCTGGTGATAGTGGATTATCACACGCAATTTATGTTGGTGGTGCTGGAGATATTGCAGTAATTCCAATTGGACAAACAACAGCAGTTACCTTTGTTGGTGTACCAGCTGGAACTTTTTTACCAGTTGTGGTAAGTGAGGTTGTATCAACTGGAACAACAGCAACGGATTTATTGAAACTTATTATGGCAATTGGATTTGGTATTGCAAGTAGAAATTGGTGGAGAGCGCAAATAAAGGGTGGTTTATTTCCATCGTTTAGTTTAAATTTTGACACCATTGGAACTGATTTTACATTTACACGTAATTCATTTGCCACAAGAGTTAATGAGTTTGGACTAATAGAAACGGTTACAGATTTAGGTTCAGATTTAATTCAGAATGGTTCTTTTGATGAATTAGGTTCAGAGCTAATAACTAATGGAAATTTCGATACTGATAGTAATTGGAATAAACTTAACACAACTATAAGTGATGGTAAAGGTAATTTAGATGGAGATGGTCAAACGTCTTTATTGTGGCAAGATATATTAACAGACACTAAAACGTATCAAGTAACTTTTACGGTATCTGATTACAATGGATTAGGCGAAGCAAGGATTGTGAGTAATAATGGTTCTGCTATATATACTATAACAAGTGATGGAACTTTTACTTTTACATTTACACATTCAGAGGTTAGTGGTAATTTTTTATTTAGAGCAAGAACGGGTGCAATATTTTCAGTAGACAACGTATCAGTTAAGCAAGTAGACCCAAATGATGATTGGACTATTACGCAATCAGGAAGTGATACTATAACAATTGAAAATGGTTATGCTTTGTTTAATTGCCCAAATAATTCAAATATTTTTATATCACAAGGAAATCTATTAACAGTAGGCAAAACATATAAAGCTTCTGTGGACTTACTTTCAATCGATAGTGGTGGTTTACAATTTGCACAAGGTGGCGGTGCTACTATATCAGGTAGTCCATCAATAAATACAGTAGGAACACATACTTTTACTTTTGTTGCTGCAACTGCGACTTTTGCTATAAAAAGAAAGATAGGCACACCAAATTTATTAAATGCAAAAATAGACAACGTATCAGTCCAAGAAGTATTAGAAGATGACGTACCAAGAATAGATTATACGGGTAGTACATTTGATGTACCCGTTTTAGGAGATGAGTTGATTGATTATAGTAATATAGGTTCACCAACAGGTGGTTGGAGTTTAGTTAATGGTAAATGGTTTTTTGATGATACTACAACTGGGTATATTCTTACAGAATCTTTTGATGTTGTTGTAGGGGAGCAATACGAGGTAACGGTAGATGTTAGCATAGAAAGTGGTAATGCTAATTTTAGAGTTACAAGCGGAAACGCACAAACAAGATTATTTAATTATACGGACTTTCCTAATGGAGTAACTAAATTTATAACTACTGTAGAGGGTGTTGATGGCGTTATAAATAGAATATTTGCTCCAACAAGTCTAACAGATAATCCTTTTACATTAAATAGTATATCTATCAAGAAAGTTACTGCATACACTACAACAGATAAAGGTGCTTTTTTACTTGAACCAATTTCCACTAATTTGATTACTTATAGTGAAGATTTTAGTGATAGTAGTTGGAATAACTCTAACATATCTGAAGAATTATCAAGTGTACTTAGTCCAGATGGCACGAGTTATTCTTATAAATTAACAAACGATGCTGTTACTGGAAATCATTTTTTAAGAGATACTATTACAGTTACAAGTGGTGAAGCTTATACATTAAGTCTTTTTATTAAAAAAGGCACAAGAGACATTGTATCTATTGCTGATGGCTTTAATATTAATGTTTTAGCAAATTTTGACTTAACAAACGGAAGTGTAACTAATGTAGCTGCTACAAGTTCAAGTATTGAAAGTTTTAATAATGGTTGGTATAGATGTATGGCTACTATAACACCTTCGAACACTAATTTAGGCTTTATGATTTTTAGTGGTACAGTTTACGCCGGAAAAGATGAAAGTGGTGATTTTTATGTTTGGGGTGCTCAAGTAGAAGAATTATCATACGCAACATCTTACATTCCTACAAGTGGAACAACAGTAACAAGAGCGCGAGAAACTTGTTTAGACGCTACACCAACGATTAATAGTGAAGAGGGTGTTTTATATGTAGAAATAAGTGCTTTAACTGATATAAGTACTAATACAGAATTTATATCTATAACAGACGGTTTATACACGAGAAACAGTGTTTATATTCAATTAAGGAGCGGTTCTAATCAAATTGGTGTTTGGTCATATAGTAATAATGTTAATCAAGTCGCTCATTTGCTTACATTAACAGATATAACTGAATTTAATAAAATAGCTATACTATATAAATCAAACGAATTTAAAATATATATTAATGGAGTTGTTGTTTTTACAGAGCTTTCTTATGATACACCAACAGTAGATAGCTTAAATAGATTAGATTTTGGTAGAGATGGTTCTTTACCTTTCTACGGAAATACTAAAGACTTAAAAATCTACGACAAAGCATTAACAGATGATGAACTAATTAATTTAACAACGATATGAAAGAATTACTAAAAAAATTGGCAAGTATTCCAAACGACAAATTATTACATTTCTTTTACGGAAGTTTGATTGCTTTTGTTTGTTTGTTTTTTGGTTTAAACACATTGATAACATCAATTATTGTTGTATCAATTGCAACTGCAAAAGAATTTTATGATAAAAATTTAACTGGATTTGATGTGGTGGATTTATTATTTACAGTTGCACCATTAGTATTATATTTAATTTTAAGAAAATGAGAAATATTTTAATTGGCAAATATGAGTTTAAATCCGAAGAACAAGCCAAAGATAAAATCCGTGATTTAGGTACTGAAATAGAGGGTGAATATACACCAGATAATATTGATAGTATTGTTGAACTTGGTTTTTTAATTATCACACCTGGAACATACGATCCAGATGGAAAAGAAATAACACCACCAGTTTACAGCGATAAATACAGCGTTGATGTACTTTGGTATGATAGAATTAAAAATCCTTACGGTTGGGCAACCTATCAAATAAACGTTACTGGTGAGGGTGCGCATTCGTTTTTTGGTGTACCTTACCAAGAAAATAAAATGCCTTGAATGATTACCGATAAGCAAATAACTGAAATACTTTATAATTCTTTATCTGATAAAGAAAAAGAACAAGTAAATTTAGTTGCTTATTGTTTAATGAAATTTAAAATTAAAAGAAAACAAGCACCATCAAATAAAATAATACGGTATTGTAAAAAGTTTAACAAAAAAAGAAAATGAATGTGGATAATAAAATATCGTTTATTACTGGTTACATATTTACTGCAATAACAACAGTTTCAATTGTGGGTATTTTACAAGCAGCATTAGTTGGTTTTATAGGTGGTTTTTTTGGTTTATTAGGAAAGGAAATATTTTATATTGTAAAAAAATATATTAATGATTTAAAAAATGAATGAAATAAAGGAAACCAGCGATGAAATGGTAAAATTAAGGGTGCGAACTTTTATTGGTTTACTTGTTTCAGTAATTGCAATAACAAACAGCTTTACATTGGTTTACCAAAAAATTCATCGTAATGAAGAATTGCAACATTATAACAAAGAACGTGCAGATAAAATTTCAGAACGTAAAAAACAAGAAGCAATATTACATTTTGAAATGGAAACGTTAAAAACTGAATTAGAAAATTGTAAAAACAAATGAAGTATTTTAAATTATCAGAATTTGATTCACCAGACTTAATTGGTAGTGGTGAAGAAATGAAACAAAGCACTTTAAATTTATTGGATGAAGCACGTGAGGTTGCTGGAATACCATTTGTAATAAATAGTGGTTACAGAACGGAAAAACACAATGCAGATGTTGGTGGGGTTCAAGGAAGCAGCCATACAAAAGGATATGCAGTTGATGTGGCGTGTTCAAGTAGTTTTAACCGATTTAAAATAATTAATGCAGCGTTGCAAGTAGGGTTTACACGTATTGGTGTAAGTAAATCATTTGTGCATTTGGATAATGATCCAGGAAAAGCACAAACAGTAATATGGACATATTAACTAAAATCAAATAAATATGGGAACAATTAGTGAAAAAGTAGGACAAGCAAAATCCTGGTGGAAATCAAAAACAATTATTGGTACAATCTTGATGATTATACCGATGTTTTTAACAATAGTTGCACCAGAATCGAACATTGATGTAAGTGGTGCAATTGATACAGCTTGGGAGGGTGCAGAAGGATTGGCAACTTACGCTGATTCGATATGGGCAAAAATGCAAACCGTTGTTGGTTTTGTTTTAGCTATTTATGGCAGAATAAAAGCAGATGTAGGAATTAAATAAACTAATTGGGGTGTTTAACAGCACCCTATTTTTATATGAACGAAATTATCAAATTGGCATTGGGATTTTTAACCAATGTTACCCAAACAACCGATGAACGAGAACAAAGACGTAATTTAAGAGCATTTAAAAAACACCGTAAGCAAATATACAAGGAGTTTAAAAAAGATGGATTTACGCAACAAGAACGTGAATCATTAAACAAATTGGATAATGCATACGTTGAAATGACATTGCAGCTTGGCAAATTTTGATGCACAAATTACATTTACTTGTTTTAGATAGGAATGGCGAAGAAGTGTGGACTGATTTCCACATTGATTTTCAAAACATCAATGGTTATTATAATGATCCAGATGATGAAACTGTAATAAATATTGTTATTTATGGCACATCATTTACGGTAATTAAAGATGCATATTTGATGGCATTCTTACAGTTCCAAACCGAACAGATTTAATGGCAAAAAAAAGATTTAGATTAACACCTAAAGAAGC